CAAAGACTTAAAAGAATACATACCAGTTGAATATAATTCAAAGGCACGTTTAATAAACGGTGCAGTTGCGTTGTCAACAATAATCTTTTTATGCAACGTGTATTCATCATCAACGTTTAAATAACCAATAGGAGCTTTTGCAGGACGTCGCCCACCTCGTGCTATTGTCTTCATATTTTCTTTCGTTCTGAAACGGATTAAACTCAATTCATATTCTGCGTTACACATCATAATATTACGCATGTATTCGCCTTCAATAGTATCTGAATTGAATTCAGTAGCAGAAAGCAACTTGATATTTTTATTGATTAGAATTGGTCGTATTGTACCGTGATAGTCAACGCAAAATCTCGAAAGTCTATCAAGTCGCCATACAATAATTGCATTGATACCGTTCTTGCTATCGTTACAATATTGTAGTAGTTTTTGTGCTTCTGGTCTTTTTAAACTACCTGCAGACAAACCTTCTTCCACAAAAATACGCTTGATAATATAACCTTGTTTTTCTGCGAATTCTAAACAAGTGTTGCTTTGTGTTTCAACGCTGAAACCGTGCTTCGACTGTTCTTCGGTCGAAACACGAATATAAACGACTGCTATTTTCATAACAACATTCTATATCAAAAATTTAAAACTTTAAAATCTGGGTCAATTTTTTGTTCTTCTCGTTCAAAAATCTTCATAAAATATAGACCAAAATATAGCAAGTCGTAGTTGTCAATTTCTGGAATAGTTAGATTTTCTTCTTCAAATATCAAATTAAAACAAGGTTTCATTCTTTTAAATACCTTTCGGTCGTGCGTTGAATTTTTTGTTCCTTCAACAATTCAACCTCTGAACGACAATTAAATATTCGTTGAAGTTGTTCCAACATAATCGAAACGTCTGCAATTTCTTCTGCGATATTATGAACGTTTCCCATATCCCTTAAGTGTTTACAGATTTCTTTCTGCAGTTCAGACAGTTCTTCAATCGCAACAATACATTGATTGTTACTACCAAAGTGTTCGATAATCTTGTCGTAGAAATCTTTATTAGGCGAATATTTTTCTATCGCTTCAATGACATTTGCGTTTGCCATATCGTGCGGAATGTAAATACGTTTACCGTCAAATACAACTTGACCTTTTATATTTTTATTTTCTATCATCGTCCATTTCCTTATCAAAAATAATCATCAATACTGAAACTATTATTAGAACTGCTAAGAGTCCTAAAATTTCTAAGAATTCTTGTTGCATTGTTCTAACCTCTTTCTAAGTAACTCTTTTCTATGTTGATATATCTTACTGTCATTAGTGTAGTATTGTAGGAATGCTTCACTTTCGCCAAGAGCGTCGGCAAGTAATCTAATTGCAACTGCGAAATCTTCAAGCAATTCTTGAACGTTAGCATTAGAAGAATTACCAACACCGTTTGCAATATGAAACATCCACAAGTCAAAACTTTCTTGAAGAACTTGTTTAATATTTTTCAAATCTTCTTCTGAATACCACGTTACAGGTTGACCGAGTCCGTTAGTTGTTTTCCACATTTTGCACCTCGCCGATTTTTTGTAGAATTTGTCCGTCAATATCGTTATGCAGACATTCGTCTAATTCTTTTTCGTGAAATAATAAAACTGCTCTTATTTCTTTTAAAATCCGTTGATGTTTGTACAAGCACTCATTTATACCTATACAGTTTTTACCTGTTAAACTACATTCATCTAAAACAAGGTGTTTACATTTGCAAGTGCGGTTAAAAAGTTCTTTTATTTTTTCAAGTTCCTTTTGGTCTTCGTAAATTTGACAATTTGTATCACAAACAAACCTTAAATTTATACAAAAATTGTCATGTAAAGAACAATAAGGTGTACCGCCAAAAAAATCTTCTTTTATGATTTTGTACTTACACGCCATTCTACACCTCGTTAGTTCCTTCAACACCACGTGCAACACGGTCTGCAGTTCGTTTATTTAACCACATAAGAGCTTCTTCAAGTTTAGTTATTGCAATAGCGTTTTCCCTGCAAGAAAATTGACCAGATTGAAAACCCTGCAATCTATCAATAACTATTGCAATTAAGTCTTCATTATGGCAACCATTAACACCGTTTTCCTTAATTGGTCCATTTTGAAAACGAATACTTGCAAACACTTCTCTTGAACCTTCGACTGGAACAGTTCCTATTTCGTAAAGACAACCTGCACCAGATTTACATTTTTTAAATTCAATAACTTCTGTATATTTTCTTGTTCCAATTTCTAAAACTCTTGTCATATAACTATTCCTTTCTAAAATAATTTCAGTTGTGCAGGTTTTCGCATTCCTGCAATAATTCTTTCTCGTTCTTCCAATGTCTTGAATTCTGGAAGAATAGGTTCTGTTCCTAAGTCCTTACCACACCAACAACAGAACTTCGGCACGGTGTTCGTCGTTACTATTTGCTGACAGTTTGAACACCATTTGCTTGACATAATACACCTTTACAACCTTTGTAAATATCACTTAAAAGACATTCATCACAATTACAGTCTTCTCCGTATTCTTCCTTGCAGGCTTTACAATCATTTTCAATTTGCGTTTTAATATCAGACAATTCTTTTTTGTATGCGTTAAGTTGTGTTTGTAAATCTCTATTTTGTTTTACAACTTGGTCGTATTGCTTCTCGCTTGCTTCGGCAACTTTCAAAAGTTCAGTAATGTTTACTTCCGTTATGAACTCGTCGCCAGAAACAGTTTCGTAAGTCTGTTCAAATATATCTGGTTTGCAAGGGTAGAATTCGCCCTTAACACCTTTAATAATGTAGTCGTCTTTTGAAGCAGACATTGTGCCTTCAAGCGTTTCTATAATAACTGTCTTAGTAAATTTGTTAATATTAAATCCAGAGCAAGAGTGCATAAACTCTGCAACGTCAACTATGTTTTCGCCAGTCCATTGGATAGCTTCAATTACTACAGGTTTTTTTCTAAACTTTTTCATCTTCTTTTACCTCATAAGTTCTGTTTAACAAGTTGTGTTTCGCACGTTCAGCGAAACTGTGTATAGCGTGTAATACTTCATTGATGAAGCAAGTATAACGTTCTTCTGGTAAACCGTTTACCATTCGTTTTTGAGATAACTCAATAATCTTTTCAAGTTCTTCTGCAGTTGCTTCTGAACGTTTGTTGAATAACACAATATCTTTACGACGTTCGTCAAAGAATTCATAACGTAATTTGTCATGCAACTTAATCAATTCTTGTTGAGTTTCCACAAGAAATTGAAGCGAAACATTTCGCATTTCCGCAAGATAATATTTAACCCAAGCAAGGTTCATAATAGCC